GCCCGCTTGCTGGGGTATTTTGACCCCCATACTCCAGCGTCATGTATTTACTTTGGACTTCCTGACCACCCTTAATAGTATAAGAAAGGGAATCACCTGATGGGGAAAGACCTACATGCAGGTTATTAGCAATAGGTGCCCACTCGGGGTTCTTGGATAAACCACTTCTTACTTTATCCTGATGTTTTTTAATACCCTTTTTTAGTTCCTTACTAAACTTATTATCCGCACCACCAAAGGCTTGGATCATCTGCATAACAGGATCAGTATCAGGGATAGAGACTAAAGAATTCTTATTTGCCATAGATTTAATACCAGGGGTATACAAAGACATAACTACCTCCTCTGGGAATCTAGGCAAATGTGCATTGAAGACGCGCATCTCCAATACATGTATTTTATCCTAAATTTGCTATTGATGTAGGCCAAGGGAGGTTAGATATTGAATAAGCCGCAGGACCAGGGTCATTGACCATTTCCTGTGAGATGTAGGTTTCAATACCCTCAACAACGAGCATGACATCATCTCGGGCGCGACCACGGACTCGGTAGGACACCACACTGAAATAGCGCCCGTCATACTGGAACATGTCGTTAAGGCGGTTTTGATATTCCCAAGGGGAAGAAATACCAGCGGCTCGGAAGTCATCAATAGATGCCACAAAGTTAGTTAATTGAGTGGGTTGACGACCCTCAGGAATAGCGCGCTTCTGATCCTCAGATTCCGTAATCATCAGGACAGGAACGACTACACCAGTCTTGTAGCGACGACCGCCATTACCATAGGTACCTTCGTCGTAAACATCATCGTAGAGGCTGGATGCTGAGGCGCTAGTGCCCAGTGGTACAAACTCATACCATACGATGGCTTCGCCAGCCTGAGAATGGTATGAGCGGTAATGCTTCCTGATAACGGATAACTCTCTGCGGACATCCATGGCTATCAGTAATACGCGATGTTAGAGAATGATCCAGTAGGAATTGCGCCGTCAATAAGAACATCCGTACGGAGGTTCTCTTCTTTAGCCTCATTTTCCACAACACCTTCATCAATAGCGGGCCATAGGCGTTCAGGCATTGTGTAATCACCAAGTTCGCGTGAGCGGTACAAGGGAACAAGGTAATTCGTGGTACGCGAGTTACGGCGAAGGGTGAATACTTCAATACGGTCAAAGCCGATATTGAGAGCGGCGGCATGGCGCTTGTATTCGCCTTCCCACTGCGACAGCAATGATTGCACCATACGGAAACGCTGGCTGGCTGGGATGTGGATTGATTCTGAGGTCATAACATCAATGTCACGACTGAACTCAGTCATTAGCGCCCAAAGTGCTTCGCAGATCGTGGCAATGCCAATGGCATTAATAACAACATCAGACATTTCTTCAAGAGTATGTTTTAAGTTAACCGTGTGTTTTTCAACGGCGCGCTGGGCGTAAAAAGAAAGGTCATCTGGGGTAACCCATTCATAATAGTAACCCTCAACTAACAGTGTGGTGCTTGACGACAGGGTGTTAGACAGACGGACAACACCATTACGGGAGTCAATCGTGTATTCGCTGGGAGCCAATGTTGAGGCTGATCCTGAACCCGAATACTTGGCAACCCAAATAGTACTGGTGTCAATGTTGATATGACCCAACTCATATGTGCGACCTACTACAGGAAATGATACCTGAAAGAACTTCGGAAAGTCCCGTAGATAGGTTCTTGCAATTGTTTCAACATCTGTGATGGTTGCCATGAACACCTATCTTACTATTGATCGCCGGAACCTGCTCCCGGAATTGAGTCTTGGGCGGCTTGATTGACGCCTGGTTGGGTCTCCCTAAGTCGGTGAACCATAAAACCGCGCTTCAGAATAATCTGCTCCGCGGCAACATTTTCAATTGGTTCAATTGGTGTATCGCTCATGCGTAACGGATGAACCAGCGAACTCGGAGGCTATTAGAGAGAACGCTAATTGTGGGGTTAACAGAGCCTTGGTTAGCAATAGTCAAAGGCTTAGTGCCAAAGGTAACTGTAACTGTGGGTGACAATGGTGCATTTGTATTTGCTAGCAAACCACCACTGTTGTTTTGAGTTGAACTAGCACCAATGTTGGAACCAGTTGACAAAGTTCCCGACCCAGCAGTACCCACAGCCGTAGCGGGAGGACCTGTGAATGGTTGAGCACCGTTGTCGTCAACGGCAATACCCGAACCACTGCCTGCTGGAATGGCAAAACCGCTACTATAGGAACCTAAACGCCTAATAAATCGGTACCCTGCACCTGGCAACGAGAAGTCACCATATGCGCCGTGCACATGGTCTGGTACCGAATGAGCGTGGCTGGCGGTGTCATGGTAGTGACCAGTGATGCCATGGTTGTGGGCGTCTACTGAGTGTGAGTGACCAAGACCCGTGGGTGTTCCTGATGCGCTACCAACATCTACTGTACCTGTGTGGTTGTGTTGGGGGAGTTTACTTATATCAAGAGTTGCGGTGCTACTCCCTGTCGTACGGGAGGTGGTAATTGTGCCACCAAGGGCACCCACAACTCCCATGTCACTAGTTAAGTTGGGGAGGTAGAAAGAGCCTCCAGTAGTTAAGTACACACCAGTGGTTGGGTGGGGGAATGAGTAACCAATGGCGCTAAACAAATCTGCGTAGGTAGTCGTAGAAAGAGTTTGACCATTACATTCAAGGTAATAGGCTGAGTTAGGCGATGCCGCTGTAGTGGCGGTACCAGCAAAAGCGAACATACCACCAATCGGGAGTTTGGCCTGCTCAACATCCGTTGATTCACCCATTTTGATCCAAGCGGATGTCATACGAATGTATGCGTCATCACCAAAGATGACCATGTCACCAATAACATCCTTGGATGTTGCTGTTGGAGCGGAAGCCGCAGTATAGGTAACGGGGCGAGCGTTAATAATGCGCTTATCTACAATGTTCCCAAGGTTGGCACTGGTATCTAGAGAGGTGCTTGGGAGCAGATAAATAGATGCAATCAAAGCATCTGTGGTGGGGTTGTATGTGTTGGCTGTAGAGCCACCACTTTCAACAACCGTGGTGCTCCGTGGGAGAGTCGGGTTAGTACCGTCAGCGGTACCAGTAATAAATGCTACGGATACAGAGCCTGAGGTAAGGCGAGCAACCACAAGGTCAAAGCGTGGTGAAGTGGAATCAGGGTTGTCAGTAACCGTGCTTGCTGGGAAGGTGTATGGGGTACCACCAATGACAGCAACACCAGTCGCAATTGTTACGGCGTTAGAAGCGGCAACAGTGATCACCCCACCGCTACGGATGTAGTTTGCGGAGTTTCCAAGGGATTCAAGATCAACCGAGTCGGGTTCGGCCTGATTGATGTTTAAGTATTTCTTCCCTGAACCCGTCGCAGTAGCGTTGGGGACGATCAGTGCCATTAGTTACCTCAAACGGTGTCGTAGATGTTGGAGTGACGCACGAGGTAGTCGTACAAGTCACGGGGAAGTTTGTAGCGCTTTCCGTCTACGAACTCAAAAGTGGTACGACCCCAGTACATCTTCCATGTACCTTTAACACGAGCAGTGACAAAGTCACCTGCCTGTGCAGTGGGCGTAGCCGCAATGACAGCCTTAGGGGTTTCTTCCAAGACTTCCACTGTTTCATCAATGTCATCTTGTTGTTCTGCAAACGCCATCGTATTTTTACGCGATGCCATGGTATTTCTCCTATTGTTTGTTGTGTGAAATTATTAATGGTGGGGGATTGCTCCCCCACCACCAACATTACTTTGATCCTGAGGGATCAGGTGAGCGAGCCACCGAGGGTGTTGATAACAACGCGGGATTCGTGAGTAATAACTCCGAAGCCCCAAATTGCGTACCAAGCCAAACCATGCTCACGACCGAAGTCAATGACACCACCGTCACGGAGTTCCACTGGCAATGCAATGGCGTGTCCGAAGGCGTTGTCACCGATCATGATGGCGTTGTAAGCATTGGCATTTTCCTGGAAGCCAGCCGAAGCGTTGCTGTCAAGGGCGGTACCAAGGTCGTACAACGGGGCGCCAGACGCAGTTGCGTCCAAGCCCTTCTTGACCTGCGTGGTTTCAATGAACACGACATCGTAGATACGACCGATTTCACCGAGCATGAAGTTGCCAGGTGCGGCGTACTTCGTGACTTCAATGAATTCGGGCCAGTCGCGGAGCGAACGAGCCTGTGCGGGGTGAACGAAGCAGACATAGGTGTCGCCGAGGCGAGGGATGTTCTGACCAGCAAGAACTTCAACTGCGTCCTTGATGGAAGCAGGCGAGAGGTAGCCAGGTGCAGAAGCCGAGCCGAGGGTACCAGCGTCGTACGGGCTGAGTGCGCCACGAGCCGAAGCGGCGGTGCGACCGAAGACAACCGAAGGAGCGACAGCAGCGCCACCACCAAACGGAACGCCAGCCTGGTACAGCGTGTTACGGGCCTGGATGTCCATGCTTTGTGCCATGTGGCGACCGAGCAAGCGCGATGACGAAGCCATAACATCGTCAAATGCCGCATTGAGCAAGAGTTCCGTAACGGCAACTGCTTGACCATGTTCGGTCACGGTGATCTGAATCTGGCTTGCTGACAAGGAAACAGGCTCCATACGCACACCTTCGGTGAGCGTGGCGCCTTCTGCTTCGTCAACGCTGAGGTTGTTGTATCGCATGAAGTTGATGGTCAAACCAGGCTGAACGCCCAATTCGGTCTTCTTTACTGCGAACTGCTCAAAGCGCAGAACTGGCATTGCTTGGAACAAGATTTCCTTGGACCAAATTTGTTGAATTGCGGGTGAAAGAGTTGCGTCACTGGAATAACCGGTCGTGGTAATTGAACCAAGACCTGCTCCGGTAATCGCACCTCCTACTGGGGCGGGAAGGGCCATTTTAATATCCTCCGTGGATAGTTAGTTGTTGGGTTATTTGGTTTTAGAAACGGCCTCGGGAGTTCCGAGTCGCTTGCATGAGCCGTTCGCGCATTTTCGTGTACTGATCCATCGGCATATTACGGATATCATCCGCAGACATCGTTTGGTATTCCTGTTGGTTGTCCATTGGCCCAGTCGGGGGCGCAGTTACCTGCGGTCCCCGCAGACGACCACTTTGTGAGGTCGCCTGTTGGATTGATTCAATTATAGCACTACTACGCTCACGAAGTACTGCAATACTGTTTTCAATATCTTCTTCACTATTACCCGCAATGAGGTCAATCAATTCCGGGATAATTGTTTCTTGTTCTTCCGTCAAACGACGCTGACGATAAGACTCAATTTGCTGGATGCGTCGTTCTTTTTCAAGAAGCGCTTCCTGCACCTGGCGCTGTTGTTCCATGTCTTCAAACTTGGAACGCCATTCCTGCTCAACCTGGTTAATGCGTTGGTTGAACTCATCTTCGCGCTTAGAGAGAAGTTCCTTTGCGCTGAGTTCCTGAATCTCACGCTGGCGGAGGATTTCAGACTCAGACTTGGCGCGCTCATCGGCTTCTTTGCGAGCGGCTTCGCGCTCCTGAGCGATGATACCTAATTGC